GAAAGATTCATTGCTAAATTCTCTGATACAAAGATAATTTTCTGTCTTTCGTCTCTTATAGCAAGAATCATGCCAGTCAGTTGACCACTATTATCAGTCGAATAGAACAGCATACCATCAGTCAAAGCTTCCTTTATCATTGAGGCAATACGAGGTTCATCCATGTTCATGAACGTAGTAGTTCCTCTGTTGAGTAATATAAAGTCAACTAAGTCACCAATTGTTAGCTGTTTATTCATTTCGTGGATACTTGTGACATGAGAGGATTCATAGTCTGGGATTCCTTAATGTTCATACTGACGTAGGTCAATGAACCTCCACCAGTCCATTCGATGAGAGGGAATGACTTCCATCCTGTCTGACCATTCGGGAAGCTGAATAGCACGTTCGAGACTTGTGTGTTAAGGTCTGCCATGTTTATTAGTCCAGTGTAGGGATATACAGGGGCTTTGTAGTATATATCCTTCGTCTGAACACCACCCTTTGACAGGCGGTTATCAGTGAACGGAATGGCTGATACTGTGCAGTCAGCTGTTATATTGTTCAGGACGAGACGAATGTCATTAACATTGTGTGAGGTATTCGGAACAGACGCATATGAGCCAAGTCTCACGGATGCCGGTGCATAATCAACCGACTGATACAACGTATAGAACTTGTCATCTTCTGTGATAGCATACAATCGTTGGATAGTGAGTTCAATCTTCGACAGAGCCTTAATCCTTTTACCACCAGTTTGTGTAGTATCAAAGCTAGTCCACACTCCAAGAATAGTATCAAACACAAGAATAACAGAACCAAATATTGTGTTAATGGCATATAGTTCGTAGTTGTCGTATAGGATACAGGCTGCGAGAGAGGGGTCTTGGGTGATTCCACTAAACGCTGCATTGACAGTTGCAGAGAATTGGGAGTTACGACCCTCGTTCTGTTGCTGTTGGACAGCATTGAAAGAACGAATACCAGTGAGATCAATAAACTTCGTATCACCTACAGAATCGAGGATAGCTCTGTCAGATAGGCAGGTAGCGTTGAATAAGAATGTTCTGACTAATGTATATTCACCAAACAGTGTCGGGGCATTGGGAGTAGTATTAGGAGTCACCGAGAAGTTAGCATTTGACGCAGCAACGAATAATCCACCAGACGCCATTGGACGGATACAGGCGATTCCTCCTACCCCAACAGAGTATGACGTTGTAGTTGCATCACCACCAGGGAAGAATGTTGTGTCATGTGACCCACCAGCTATTTGGGTAAGAGGCGGGATACTGACTACCTCTGATTTACCAGTTATAGGGTCAACGTATGTCCACGATTCGATTCCGGCATTTGTGGCTAAGTGGTTGGTAATGTTAATTACGAAATCAAGTGGACGTCCAGATACAGAACGATAGATAGAACCGAAGTCCTTTGACGTGATATACAACACACCATTATTCCATGCCATAGCATTACCAATCGGAACATACTCACGGTTGTCGAGTATATTTCTATACACATCTACTGCTACTGCAGTGTTGGCATCGGTAGTATATGTGATATACCATTGGGTAAATGATTGGGTAGTTCTTACCTGTATGTTACCAAGGTTATCGAGGAATATAAACTGTGACTGGTTGATGTTATCTTGAACTAACAATCCAGGATTATTACCAGCAGCTGCACCTTGAACAGTTGACAGCTCAACTCCACCGGCCGGATTGGTGGTAAGAGTGTTAAGCACTCCAGCCTTTGCAAGACGAACATAATTAGTTGTCCCAAGTGGGATTACACAAGTCCAGTAACGTGGAGCAGTTGTTGACATTCTAAAACCAACTATCTGTCTCCAACCAGTGTCAGTGTAGTAACGGTAGAAAGCAAATCCACCCACGAATAGGATGATGTAGTTGCCAAATGTAGTGATCTCTTGTTTAATACCAACTGGCGCGGCATAGTCTAAATCTCCATTGAGGATAGGACGTAACACGTCATAACGATTACGAACGTTGAATGCCTCACGGTATTGATTGTATCCAATGTCATACGGATTATCGCCTAACTTATACTTCGACTCTACTGGTAGACGTGTGTCATCTACTAGTAGATTCATTCCACCTGAGAACGATGCTTGTTTGAATTCCATAGGTTTATTATCTTCCAGTTATACGATATGCGTGTCTCCAATCTCTACCGAACCCAACCCTATAGTGCATATCATCGTGAGGGTGAGAGCACATAGATACAACATCTTCTGTTCCACGATTAGCATCTTCGTGGATTTGAGCTAGAGAGATCGTGGCTTTCTGCATATAGGCCATTGCAGCTTGTATGTCACCCTTCTCTTCTGACCAGAGTTGGAGGACTTTGTTGACAATGATGTTGTCGTATCCAGTGACAGGGAACTCGTCATTGTCGTTTGACATCCATGTCAGGGCTTTCTTATATAAGACCTCTACCCAACCAAGGGTTGTAGAAGTAGTTGACGGATACCACGGAGAGGTAGATATATCAACAATCTGGAAGAGAGCCTTCAACTTGTCGTTTGCAATATATGAGATAGCATTACCATCGATGTCAGACAAAGTTACATTATACTGATTGACAGTAGTTTTCGTGAACGAACGAACATCATTATACTGGTTGACAGTGTTCTTAGTTAACGCGTCCATTGAAACAGTCTCTGATATGTTCGACGAATCAGCAGAGGAACCAGAGATGTTAACCACAACTGGAGGATTCTCCACAACAGCAACAGTCAACACTAACGATGATTGGTTAGTGAGTGACGTTTGAAGAGGCTGGAATCCCTTCATCCGCCAGTTACGCCACTCACCCTCCCAATTAAACTGATTATATCGCGGACGCATCTGGGACAACTTAATAGCGATGTGAGAGTCAGCTTCTCTCATAGCTCGTATCTGGCCTACATAGTCGGGGAGGGATATGGTCTGGTTGGCATTGACACAGAAATACTGTTCCTCCAAACACCCTGCCATGTCAGACTGTTGGTAGAGTTCAACAGTAGCTTCATTAACGAACCGTAAGATAACAGCACGCTGGTTAGAATCAGATGGGTTTAGGCCCATCTTATAGCCGACCTGTTGGAGGATGTATTGTAAGGACATATTTTATATGTTATAGACGAGCATAGATCTTTAATGTCCATTTGGCTGCTGTTATGGCAGTATATACTCCAGCAGTTGCAGAAATTCTACTGATATAGATACCACTTTGAAAACTGCTTACAAATTGGTATATTACATTAGTAGAATTAGCACTAATGGTTACTGGGGTTGACATAACAGCAGACCCAGATGTATTATAACAAAGGGCTGATGAGATGTCAACTTCGTCGCTAGTAGCATAACCTAATTCTGCTGTTGCTCCCATAACAAGAACAGCCCTGACATAAGAGGGAACAGCCCCAAGATTGTGTGCAGGAGATGCAGAAGTAGCAACAGTAAGAGCAACACCAGATACTACAGTAGTCACTTGAGCCAGCAACTCAGCTACTGTCTTCATTTGCCAAGTGCCAGTATCACCAGCACCAGCAGTGGCTACTTGAGGAATCTTAAGAGCATTATCAGTAGTAACCACGTTAGCATCCGTAAAGACAGTGGGAGGTTTGAATGCTTCCATCCCTGTAGCACCACCATTAACTCGGGCCATGTCTTTATAGAGAGCATCAACAGGGGCCATACGATCAATAGCAATGCCAGCTGGTGCTAACTTAGCAGAGGTTATGGTGCCATCAACTATTTTGACACCAGAGATGGAAAAAACAGTAGGGTTTGGATAGAATCCAGCTAAGTCACCACCAGCAACAGTACCATTTAACATCCAGTCTGGAACGTTACCAGTAAGTTTGGTAAAGTCAAGATCTCGTATATTAGCTGACGTAACAGTAGCAGGAGCAATCATGGTTCCAGTAATTGAAGCATTACCAATGGATGATTGAGCGATTGATTGCCATTTGAGCATACTAACCTGACTAATTGGGTCAATAGTATTAGCCCCGGCAGGATTCCACACATATGGAATACAGGAAGTGGCAGAGATACGGAGCCAGATATATCGTTGCCAAGCAACAGTCCCTGTGGCAGTGGAAGCGTCTGGCACGTTGGGATTGCTATCTGAGTCAGTTGACACAATGATAAAACCACGATCTATTTGAGGTGTAGCACTATTCACTAACTGTGCAAGTTGAGCACTAGTGATAGTGGTGAAAGCAGTAGGGTCGATACCGACGATTAGGTCATTAGTTTGAGGCATAATTAATTAGTTGGTTGTTGAGACTGAGGTTGAGGGGAAAGTTAGGGGAAGTTG